CGAAATAGATTTAAATGTAGACGTAAAAACACATCCAACAATCGGACCACTATTCGGAAGCTATAAAGTACAACTAGATGTATTCCAATGTCCAATAAGACTATATAATGGAAAACTACATATGAACATGTTAAACATAGGTTTAAACATGAACGAAATAAAATTACCACAAATAGAAGTAACAACAAACGGAGAAGCAGAAGGAGACAACGGACAAATAAACCCAAGCACACTACTAAGCTATCTAAATATTAGAGGAGTAGGTAAAGGAGCAGGAGAAGTAACAAGGGAATTCAACGCAATACCTTATTTAGCATATTGGGATATATATAAAAACTACTATGCAAATAAACAAGAAGAAATAGGAGCATACATACATAGTAATGTAAATGCACTAACAAATAATATAAAAGATTTTTATATATATCAAGATAACCAAAGCGCAGCGGAAGAAATAACAGAATATCCGGGAACAGGAACGGTAGAAACATTTCCAAATAATGAGTTACACGTAGATATTATATTTGATAATGAAGAAGAACCAGTACATGACCAAATATTAATATATGACGCGGGTGAGGGCACAATAAAAAATATAACAGAATATTTCTACGAAATACACTGGGAAAAATTAACAACAACATTACATTGTTATAGAAGTAAATTAATACTAATGGAACCAACATCATGGGATTGGTATCAATATAATGGAGAAGTAATAGACAACGACTTGAATAAAGTAAGAATAAGTACATTTCCATTAACAAACATAGACAAAATGAGACAAAGCATATTAGCAGACGTATTCAGTCCTAATGCATTTGTAATAAATTCAGGTAATGACGCACCATATGGACCACCATTAAAAAAAGGTGATAATAGCGGAAAATACAGTCTACAAGGAACACAAGAAGGATTAGGGTTAAAAACATACCAAAGTGACCTATTCAATAATTGGGTAAGTACAGAATGGATAGACGGAGATAACGGAATAAACGCAATAACATCAGTAGACACAAGTAGTGGAGAATTCTCAATAAATCAATTACAATTGAGTAATAAAGTATACCAAATGTTAAATAGGATTGCGGTAAGTGGGGGTTCATATGACGACTGGCTAAACGCAGTATATACACACGAAAGAACAAGAAGCCAAGAAAGCCCAATGTATATGGGAGGACTAATCAAAGAATTAGCATTTCAAGAAGTAGTAAGTAATGCAGCTGCAACACAAGAAAATGTAAACCAACCATTAGGAACATTAGCAGGAAGGGGATTGCTGACAGGAAAAAACAAAGGAGGTAAAATCAATGTAAAAGTAGACGAGCCAAGTTATATAATGGGAATTATATCACTAACACCAAGAATTGATTATTCTCAAGGGAACAAATGGGATGTAAACCTAAAAACACTAGATGACCTACATAAACCTGCATTAGATGAAATAGGATTTCAAGACTTAATCACAGACCAAATGGCATGGTGGGATACATATATCGATGCATTAACAGGATTACCAACATATAAAAGCGCAGGTAAACAACCGGCATGGATAAACTACATGACTAACGTAAATGTAGTAAAAGGAAACTTCGCAGAAGAAACACAACAAATGTTTATGACATTAAACAGAAGATATGAAGAAAGCGAGGACTTTGGAAACGTAAGTATAAAAGATTTAACAACTTACATAGACCCTGCAAAATTCAATAATATATTTGCAGACACAAGACTAGACGCACAAAATTTTTGGGCACAAATAGCGGTAAATATAAAAGCAAGACGAAAAATGTCGGCAAGATTAATGCCAAATCTATAAACAAAAAAAAGGGGGGAAACCCCCTTAATAAAAACTTAAAAACAAATAAAATGTATAAACAAAACAAATACACAAAAACATCAATTAAAGTAAATCAAAGTATTGAAGGAGAAACAATTGAGCAAAAAATAGAAAGAGTAACAACAAACAAAGAACCAATTAAAGACGGAGCGCCTCTAATCTATACAGATAGAAAAGACGGAGTACAAGCAGGTTATAATATAAAAACAGATAGGTTCGAAATTGCACTAGATGCAATAGACAAAATTCAAAAAAGCCAAGTGGCAAAATCAGAAGCTAGAGCTACTATGAATATAGTAAAAGACAGCGGAGCTGAGACAATACAAGGCACAGACAACGGAACAAATTAAAAAATTAATAATTAGGCGGTACGCATGTATTCTTATATATCAAGTATATAGTACCGCTTTAAAAAAGCGCGAAAGAAATGGACCCAGCAACAATAGGAATGATAGGGCAAGGAGTTGGAGTTATAGCAGACCAACTCGGAATAAGCCAACAAATGAGTAACCAAAATAAAATGATGAACAAGCAAAAACAGAACCAAATGGAACTGAACAAACAAATGCAAGACATCCAACAACAAAATTGGGACTACACAAATTATGAAAATCAAAGAAAACACATGGAAAGTGCAGGACTAAACGTAGGCATGATGTATGGACAAGGTGGAGGCGGAGGCACCACAATGGGAGGCGGTTCAGGAGGAAGCGCACAAGGAGGTAATGTAGACAAAAGCCAGATGGGCATGATGTTACAACAAGGAGCAATGATGCAAAGCCAAATGGCACTAAATGAAGCTAACGCAGATAAAGCAAAAGCAGAAGCCGACAACATAAGAGGAGCAGGAACAGAAAACCTACAAGCAGAAACGGGCAAAAAATTAAATGAAACAGAAGGTATAAAACTAGATAACGCATTAAAAAGCAATAACCTAGAAACATACACAAATACTGCAAAAGAAATACTAAATAAAACACAACTAGAAAATAATAAACTAGTAAGTGAGAACAAAATAACAAAAGTAGAAGCAGATAACGCAGTAAAAAACATGCAGTTAGACATGGCAACAAAAGGGTTAAATAATATATTAACCCAAGCAAGAACAAAAGAGACAAACCAATTAACAGAAGAAAGCAAACAAAGAATATTGCAAAAATGGGAAGAAGTCCAACAAAATTGGAACAGACTAGACCTAGAAGGCAAAAAGATAGAAGTAGAGAAATTTAAAGCAAATTTACAAAGCGAATATCCAGGAGCATGGAACACAATAGGTAAAATGATGAATGACATCATAGGTATGGGACAACCCGAAGGAAACGTAGAACTACACAGAAGAATTAAATAATGTGCCTATATCCAAAATTAATAAAAAATAGAAAATACATCAGTAACAAAAAAAATGGGGGGATAATACCTCCCATTACTGATATAAGAGTAGTAATGGTACCGGTAGGATGCGGAAAATGCATGGAATGCAAAAAACAAAAAGCTAGAAATTGGCAAGTAAGACTACAAGAAGAAATAAGACACAACACAAACGGAAAATTCGTAACACTAACGTTTAGTAACGAAAGTATAAAAGAACTAACAAAAGAAATAAAAGGCATACAAGGATACGACCTAGATAATGAAATAGCAACATTAGCAACAAGAAGATTTTTAGAACGATGGAGAAAAAAATATAAAAAAAGCGTAAAACATTGGCTAGTTACAGAACTAGGAGGCAATGGAACAGAAAACATACATATGCACGGCATAATATGGACAAACGAAAGCAGTAAAACAATAGAAAAAATATGGAAATACGGCTACACATGGGTAGGCGATAATAATAACGGGGGATACGTAAGCGAAAAAACAATAAATTACGTAGTAAAATATGTAAACAAAACAGATCAAAAACACAAAGAATATAACAGTAAAATACTAACAAGTGCAGGAATAGGCAAAAACTACATAACAAGATTAGATGCAAAACTAAATAAATACAAAGAAGAAAATACAAAAGAAACATACACCACAAAACAAGGAGTAAAATTGGCACTACCAATATACTATAGAAACCAAATATATACAGAAGAAGAAAAAGAAAAATTATGGTTAATAAAATTGGATAAAGAAATAAGGTATGTATGTGGTGAAAAAGTAGATATAAGTAAAGGAGAAGAAGACTACTATAAAAAATTAGAATACTACAGAAAAAAAAATAAAACACTAGGTTACGGAGATGACAGTAAAAACTGGCAACTAAAAAGATACGAAAACGAAAGAAGAAACCTAAAAACATTAACAAGAATAAAAAACGCAAAAAATTAAACCCTGCGGGGCAACTCATGAATGTTGCGGTGAAATTACCGCACTCTTTCAAGAGTAAGTACGCATGAAATAGTTAAATAAATGTTAAAATAAAAATATATAAAAAAAAATAAATATATTTACAAAAAAAAAACATGACACCAAAAGAAAGAGCAACAATACTATATGAAAAATATAGTAAAGAATACGTAAGAAGAATTGTATTAGGACAATTACAAAGATCAGAACACTGGGCAAATGTAACAGTAGAATTACAAAAAATGTACAGAGAAGAAAAATTAACTAAAAAATGAAAAAATATGAAGTAAAAGGAACAATAAAAAAATGGTATACCATGACAGAGTATGTGGATATCGAAACAGGTGAATTAATCACAAAAACAAAATTCGAAAAAAATTATTATAAAATAAATTCAACAAGAAAAATAGAAATACATGAAAACTACGGAACAATTAAATACATTAACGAATGTAGACCTACTAGACAAACAAGACTCTTCAAGTGAATTAAAATTCGAACAAATTGAAGGTACACCGTTTACAGTAGTACAAGAAGGAAAAGAATATTTCAGTATAATCGGAAGTCACCGAATTACAGAAACGTTCTTAACAAAAGAAATATGTATAGAAGAAACAAAAAAAATTACTTGGGATAGAATAGTACAAGTAATATGGGCAATAAGCTCAAAAATCGAACAAATTAAAAACTTAAAAACAGAAAAAAATGAGTAGTGTAACACTAGGCGGAGACAGATTAGGCTCTGGAAAACAGCAAAAAATAGACTTAAAAAATTATAGTAGAAGTACACATGACTTAAGCTACCTATGGAGAAGTACAATGGCGTCAGGAACACTAGTACCATTCTTATCAGAAGTAGGATTACCAGGTGATAGCTTCGAAATTGATTTAGAAGCAGATATTAAAACAACTCCAACAGTAGGACCGTTGTTCGGAAGCTATAAAGTACAATTAGATGTATTTAGCTGTCCGATTAGATTATACAATGGTAAGTTACACATGAACTTACTAAATATTGGGCTAAACATGTCAGAAATAAAACTTCCTCAAATATTAATACAAGCAGACGGAGCAGCATTAGAAGACAATGACCAAATCAACCCAAGTAGCTTATTAAGCTATCTAAATATAAGAGGTCTTGGAAGAGGAAGTGAAGGACAAACAGTAGAAAGAGAATTTAACGCAATTCCTTATCTAGCTTATTGGGATGTATATAAAAACTATTATGCAAACAAACAAGAAGAAATAGGAGCTTATATTCATAACAACCAAGCTGAAAATATAAATAGCATATATGATGCAACAAAAACAGATTCAAATGGAAATACAACTGCATTACTAACAGGAAATTTTGACCCGTATAATAGTAAAATAGTTATTGAATTTGAAGAAGATTATAAACCAGCAATTGAAACAATATCATTAAATTTTACAAATAATTTTTACCCTGATGGTGGTACAGCAACAATTATACAACTATATTCAAGTATAGTATGGGATGAAACAAATAAATTATTAATTTGTACATTACCTACAAATTTCTGGAGTACTTCAGGAAGTACATTAGTAAATGCAATAAACTATACAGGAAAAACAATAGACTTCAAACAAGTGCCAAAAGTAGTAACTTTCCCATTATCAAATATTGATGATATGAGAATAGCAATTCTACAAGATACAGGAAATGCAGGAGCGTTTGTAATAGACGTAGATAATGATGCACCATACGGACCACCATTAGGACAAGGAGATTTAGGATATTGCAAATTATCTAGTCAAGAAGGATTAGGTTTAAAAACATATCAAAGTGACTTATTTAATAACTGGATTAGCACAGAATGGATTGACGGAACTAACGGTATAAATGATATTACAGCAGTAGATACAACAAGTGGAGAATTTACAATTAACCAACTACAAATTAATAATAAAATCTACGAAATGCTTAACAGAATTGCTGTAAGCGGTGGAAGTTATGACGACTGGTTAAATGCAGTATATACACATGAAAGAACTAGAAGCCAAGAAAATCCAATGTATATGGGTGGATTAATTAAAGAACTAGGATTCCAAGAAGTAGTAAGTAATGCACAAGCTGAAGTACAAGAAACAGCACAACCATTAGGAACATTAGCAGGTAGGGGTGTACTAACAAATAAGAAAAAAGGAGGTACTATAAGAATTAAAGTAGATGAACCAAGCTATATAATTGGTATTGTGTCACTTACCCCCAGAATTGATTATTCGCAGGGTAATAAATGGGACACTAACCTAAAAACATTAGATGATTTACATAAACCTCAATTAGATGAAATCGGATTCCAAGATTTAATTACAGATCAAATGGCATGGTTTGACACAGAAATTGATGAAAATAATGATGTAATCTATAGCAGTGCAGGTAAACAACCAGCATGGATTAACTACATGACAAATGTAAACCAAACTAGAGGTAATTTTGCAGAAATTGGTGGAACAAACGGAAATCAAGGAGGGCAAATGTTTATGACATTGAACAGAAGATATGAAAAAGATGCAACAGGAAAAATTAAAGATTTAACAACTTATATAGAT